GCCTAATCCCTGACTAAGAAGCAAAGCAAATTTTTGAATTATAGAATCTAGTCTTTCTCCAGTTTCTATCTGGATTAAATTACCAACATTTCCTACTTCAAATGTAGTTCCACAATAACTAACACATTCAGCACATTGTACGTCTTCACATCTTTCAGAGCCTACACTGCAATCAGAATATGTGCATGGTGTTGTTAATGCAGAATCATTACATCCACAGTTTTTACTGGTATTACATTTATTACAATTACAAGCCATTTTTATTTATTTTAAGGTGTACAAGTTGTACAGTTCAAGTGAGTAGAAACAACTGTTATTGAAGTAATGTCTAGCCCAACAACCAATTGGTTTAATACAGTTATACATCTATCCTGACCAGTTACCCAATCATCGGGAGCACCTGGTAAAAAGCTGGCTCCTGTATTGGTTAATTTATAAACATTTCCTGGGATCACTCCTACTGTTGCACCAAACTCTACATCATATTCATAACCAGTGGTACAATCAGCCACTCTAAATTGTGTGGATAAAACTTCACATCCTGCTACAACTGCCGGGTTTGTAAAGTCAAATACTGCCGCTCCTAATCCATATCCTGTAATATGAAAATGTTGGTCAAGCCCTGTGCTATTATCTGCCGCTAAAGTAACATATGTTGTATCCACAGCTGGATAAGGCGCAACTCCTGTATATTCTAATAAACCTACACCTCCACTATTACATCTTATTACCTGAAATAAAATTGTTCCGGTAGGTGTTGCAGGAAATGTACCAGTAGTGTCTTGCGCTGCTAATGTAAGCTGAGTTAAAAATGGACCATTATTACCAGCGGCAATGTCTGTTAATGTATTTGTTTTTAACAAGTTGTTTAAATACACCATAAATCCATATGTGTATAATGGTATCAATGTATTCCCTCCAGTTGTTGTAGCTCCTGAATATGGATTTGTTGCTGATGGCACAAGACCTTGTAACAAATAACCTGTAATATCTACAGCTGTTTTAATTCCATATTGATTTGGAGGTATCATTTCACCTACATATGCAGCTAAAGACTGTAATATAGATGCAGCATCTGCCGCTCCTGAGTATTGAGTAGTAAATGGATAATATACTGCACTAAAACCATCAGGGTATTGACCTCTGGTAATACCAAGAGCAGTAGCCCATGGTGATGTATTGGTTCCATTTTCAGCATCATACAAGGCATCAAAATCATCTTTATAATCAGTTCTTGGTTGAACAGTTAACCCAGAACCAAATCCAGATACTAATGTTGCGTCATGATACACACCATCTGAATCATTACTGAAAACAAAAAGCAATACACCGTTTTTATAGATAGGTGCTCCTGAACCTCCTGGCCAAGAAGATGGTAATACTTCTAATCCTGCATATCCTCCTCCTGTTAAACTTGCACTTACTCCATCATCTACAATAGATTTTTGATAACCTAGCCATCTCTTATCATTGACGGGCATAAAATACACTATCCCGGTATACCCCCAATCTGTGTTCCATTGAGCCGCTAAAGCTGTCACTCCTGATTTTATATCTGTAGCATCTCCTACGCTATATACAGTTGTATCAACAAAAACAAATACAGGCTGATCCTGATAATTTATTTTTACTCTACTTGGTTTAATTTGTATCTGCACTGTAGCCGTTAAACTTTCACAGTCCCCAAGAACCTGAGGAATTATTTCTACAGAAAATGTATCAGCATAACTATTTGACGCTCCCAGGTGTGTATAAGTAAATGAATTGCTGCCAGTAGTAGATTGAACTAAAGTACCATTAGTTGTAGATGTGACAACATTCATTAAAGGTATTCCATTGCCTAAGACATAAGGAAGATCTATAGTTGTTGAATTGTTTTCTAAGCAATAAATAGTAAGTTGCTCTGTTAAAACAAATGCAGGGCAAGCACAACATTCAACAACTGTTGTTACACCTGTTAGTTGATTCCATCCAGCATAAACATAAAATGTAATCCCATCTCTGGTATATTGCTTTATATAGAACCAATAAGAATCTATTCCCCCAGAAAATACAGTGTATGTTACTGTTCCGCACCCAAGATACTGTTGTGCTACCTGGACACCTGCCGGGCAAGCATTTAGTATAGAATCATATTTACAATCACTTGGGCTTTGGATAAATTGCCATTGATTTGTTATAAAGTCATATCTTATGATAACATATTCACTTGTACTTGTTGTACAGTCTGTCTGTATTCTTAAGTATAATATTCCTGATGTTATACCTGATGCATAAATTCTCACACCATCTGCACCAGAATCTGGCAAAAGCCAAGTTATACCATCTATACTTGACTCTATTAGAATAGATGCTCCTGGAGCCAATCCATAGGAAAGGTCAAAAGTTACATCTCCGGTAACTTCATTAATAGACTGTGAATTTACAATAGGAGCATAACATGTGGGGATGGCTGCTGCTCCAACAGAAATAACTTTATTGTCAGGATTGTAATAATAAGGTGTTTGAACACCTCCACTATCAGTATATCCTAAATATATATCATTAGAACCAGATACACCTACGGTATTTGTGCTAAAATTATTACAATTAACACCCGTTGTTACAAATGGAACCGATATACATATTTTAGGAATCCCATTACTTATTATAGTAATAGCAATACTGTAATTTGTTCCACTTGCTAAGCCTGTTAGATTTTCTGAAACATAAAAACCAGGCATACCAACTGTTGTGGTTGCTGCTATTGCACTTGTAATATCATCAATTATATCAATTTTATATTGCACTGAAGTCCCTAAGACATTTGTAAATGTTACTGTCACCTGGTCTTCAGTAATGGCACTTGCCACTATATCATTAGGGCACAAAGTTTCTAAAGGAATAATTATAGTTTGTTTTTCCTGACATGTATTAACTCCATCTGTTGCACAGAAGTCTACTTGAACAGTAATGGAATTATTGACATTTAATGCAGCATTTGTTAGTCCTCCACAATCTGAATAGCTTCCAGGTAATGACGTAGAAGTAAAATTAAGATTTAATGTAATTGGTACATTGCTGGAATCTGTAATAACATTATATAAAAATCCAAAATTTAAACCAGAACATCCTGTCTCACAGCAATTTTCTTGAATATCTTTTATAGATGCATATAAATCACATATTACCACCCATTGGTCTTTTAGAGATTGAGATAAATTTGTTGGGTTGTTAATCCAATTTGGATCAGCGGCATATGTACCAGATGCTGCCAATCTATCTGTTGTTCCAAAAATACATTGTGCAGCTATAGCATTTAATATATCTTGAGATGTTCCTACATTGTTTTTTAAACTGCAATAATCTCTTTCTATTGCTAAAAGAAGGATAGAAACTTCTTTTAACTCACCGGGAAATAAACAAGTAGAAACTACTTCTGTAACTACATTTTTCTGAGGAGCACAAGGAAGAACACAGTTTTCTAATATTCCTATTCTGGTTTCAAAATTCTCTATTGCTGCATTTATTAATACTATATTGCTTTGTATACCACAAATCTCATTAGCTAAATAAACTACAAATTCATTTATAGGAAGCTCAGTAACAGGATTCCCAAATTCATCAGGATAATATAAACATTTAGGTAAAAGCAAATTGCCATCTGCTGCCACCCTTTTTGATGAAACATTAAGATCTGTAGATGTACCGGTTGCAGCTGTACAAGCTAAAGTTACAACTGCATTTAATACAGAAACTAAATCAGTTAAATCTGTTCCAGGAGGCAAACAATTTAAATTTAATCCTGTTAAATCTGGATTGCACTCACAAGTTGCGTCTATTAATGCACAAAGCTCTGTAGCTAATTTACCTACTACATCGCTTATTGTATCACCATTACATAAATTGATACATTCTATATCTGGACCTTGCCATATAACACAGTTAGATGAAACTGGTGTGCAAGGCATATTTTTTCCGTTGTCTGTTGGTAACATATTTTTTTCTTTATGTGTTATATTTATAACAAAACTTTATTAGTTAAGGTGTAATAATTGCTGGCAAAGTCCACTCTTCAGGAGTTAAAAATATTTTAATTTCTTCATGAGTATATTCAAGATAAATTGATAACTCAGGATAGTTATTAGTATCTCCAGAAGGTAATTTAATAAGACCCTGCTTTCCGTCTTCTCTTAATCTTTTAAGAGAGGTTTCAACAGCATAGCTTAATATTGTAGCTAAATTTGGATCTGCTGCGTTTATTATAAAATATCTATTGTTAGCCATAATTATTCAGGGCATATATTTAGTAAATCAACTTGTTCCATATTATAGGTATCAAACACAACACTTTTTACAGCTTCAGGAATTTCAAAACTTGATGTTAAAGAATTCCATACTGAATTGTACATTTGAATATCTAATTCTAAATTTACATTTTGAACAGGTGTAGGTAATCTAACACCTAGATTAAATTCATTAAGAACTTCTGCTGGGGTTAATATTGTACTCCACCCTCTTAAAGAGTGGCCTATAAACTCTCCCCACCATTGTCTTTTATCTATTGGACTAACAACTGCCGCTATTTGATAAGGAGTGGGCAATGTATGTATAGTAGATAAAAGAGAATTTGAATTAACTAAAGATGTTACTAAAACTCCATTTATATATGTATGTGTATTAAAAGCATCAACCCCATCTGATGTCCATGTTATATTATACCAGCCTCCAACTACAAAAGTATATGATGTAACAGTAATTAAAGAGTTTGCGAACCCTCCTGTTCCTACTAATCCATAATATAAATAATTATTAGACGGAAGAAATCCTGTTAGAAGTCCTATTCCTGTAGGTTTGTCATACTTAGAAAAAAATGGCAATTGTTGTGGTACACCTGGTTGTGGAGGAGCTGGCTGTTTATATTGAAACCAAAATGACAAACTATGACCTTTATTATAATCAATAAAATCATAAAATGTTGGGCTTACAGAAGTAAATTCTGCCCATTCAGCTGAAACTCCATCAAAATCCAAACTTCTACATAATAAAGGTTCTATTACAGGTATATCATCAGGAGGTGTTGGGATTGGCTGCACAGGTAAGTCATCACAATCTAAAACAGTTCTATCTAAATCTTCTGTAGGTAGAAGATTGTCATCATAAGCTTTTTGCTCTTGGTAGTCACAAAGGTATTTCTTTAGTTTAATTTCATCAATCTCTACATCGCAACAAGGTGTAAGGCCAAATCTTTTTGTTTGAAAATCCTTATATACCAAATTTGCAAATCTTTGCTCTGTATTAATTCTGTGTTCTAAACTAAACATTATATAATCCTTTTATTTGCTTTTTGTATTGCCTGTGTTAAAGTGTCCAGTTTTTTATTTACTACTTTTTTTTTACATTAGAATTACTTAAGCAGGATTTATGAACTGTTTCACCTTTTGAATTTCTTGCTTTCTGACAACCGCAAGTTATTGCCTTTTTACAATAGCTACATAATGAATGGTTTGCCATAATTTTGTTGGTTTTTTATACGCAAGCTCCATATGTGCAGGATATTTTATGTAGTCTTTTATAAGCATAGTTATATAAATCCATCCCTTTAGATGGACTTCTACAATATTCTACATTTGATATCGCAGCATCAATAAGAAGTTTTATATACTCAAGTTCATTTATTAGATCTTTTCTTTCGCTATGTGGCTCACAGTCATTTATGTTTATCTCACACAATACCTGATAATATAAGTTTGTAATATTGGTTACCCTCATATGATTGTACTCTACATATACTTTATCATTAGGAGCTACACTATACCTAAGTACATAAACACCATCTGGTATCATTCCTAAAGTATTTCCACAATCAGCTAACTGCAAGTTTAAATCACAAGCAGTTATATTTATAGAAAACCCTTCTTGTAATTTAAACAAGATGGGAGAGTTGTAACCGGGAGGTGTTATTAATAACTCTGGACAATCAACAGGCAAGTTAGTAGTATATACACTTGTGTCTGTTATAGTTATTAACCCACAATTTGTATTAAGTGGAACCTCTAAACTTAAAATGTGCTTTTCTGCCATAGCTAAAAGGAAAAAGAAAAGGCAAGAAAATTCTCACCTTTTCTAATTGTTATTATATTAGATCTACATTTTGGTCAAATGTTATTGGATTGCCATACGCAACACATGCTGCTGCTATTTGTGCAAACAGTCCTTCCATTTCACCTTCTGCTCCAGAACCACAAGGAACAAAGAATTCATAAACATATTGATCATTATCAAATGTTCCAGTAGGGTTATTAAGCCTTGGAATACTATGTTGTAGATAATATGTTTTATAAAAAGGATTAGCTGCAACAGCTGCTTTAAGAGGATCAAATCCTTCAATTTCTCTAATTCTTACAGAATCAGCAGAACCTTGATGATATGGATTTTGAAGATACCTTTCATGTAAAAGAAGGTGTCTTATTACAGTGTCTCCATGAGTTTGTGCCATTTGACCTGGAACTGAAGTAACAACACCACAATCATTACATGGATTACCTGTTTCATCAAGAATAGCTCCGGTAATTTGCACAGGTTCCATTTCATAATGATCTCTGGTATCAAATGAACAAGTTCCAAACTGTGTATCAACATATGCACCTTCAAAAGTAACACAGGCAGTAACACCGTCAGCTACAGGATCAATAGAAGGAGTATATCCTCCATTAAGAACCTGAGTGATTGTATAAGTAGCTGTATCAGCAACAGTAGTTATAACCTGAGTTGCATCAGATGCACCACCAACAATAGTAACTGTATCGCCATTAGTATACCCAGAACCTGGAGAATTAATTGTTGCTACTGTAATAACTCCTGCAACAATTGTAATATCTAATGTAAAGCCAGCTCCTGTACCACCAGTAGTAGCAACATTAACAGCTGTTCCAGTTGTTGTTCCATTATCTGCAACATAAGTTGTACCACCCACTAAAGCACCTAATACAGAAGCAGCATCAAGGCCACCTGCGCCAGGGCCACCACTTGTTTTTGCAATTACAATACCACCTGCTGCGGCTTCTTGAACAAATGGGGTGATAATTGGATCAGCTAATACCATTTGAGCGGCAGCCGCTAAAGCCATTGCAGGGTCAAGAAATTCCTGAGTATCTGCACAACAAAGTCCTGGAAGTGGACCTCCATTTGCAGCAGCATCACCTGAGCTATCACCAATTGCATAAGCATTGTGATTCAGAAAGCGTAATGCAGGAGAACCTTTAACATCAAGTCTTAGAAAAAGATTTTCACCACATGGTGCACAATTAGAAGCAACACAAATCTCAGTCGTTGATGCAGTAGCATTTTGACAAACTGAAGACCATAGCCTTGTTACATATCTAGGGTTGATACCTTTTGTCTTAATAGACTCTTGATATCCTCCGTGTGTACCAATTGAATCACTTGGACTGTAGCTACCCTGTGCTAAATAAAACATATTTTTAGCTAAAGTTGCTGGAAAAGAAGTGGGGTCTAAAACTCCCCAAGAGCCATCAGCAGCACCAAGCTGCCCGGCTATTAATGTTTGCGGCAAAATTCCAGGAGTGCCAGCAACATCAGTTACTAAAAAGCTTTTACAAAAAGCATGATTAAAATAAGCCATTTTTTAAAATTTTTAATTACAAAATAAATTACTATACAATATAAAGAATATAATTCTTTTTTCTTTAACTCAGAAATAAAAGTTTATATTTTACTGAATTAATTACATCTTTCACTAAATCAAGTTGATTTGTTATTTCAGAATAAGGCATTATTAATTGCAACTCTGAAATGGCGTTATATATTTCTCTCATGTATTCTAACGCATGGTCAACATCATTTAAATAAACATAAGGCTTTGGATTACAATGCAATATAGCTTCATTGGCACCTTGAAAACCCTCTGCAATATCATCTGCAAATTTTGGCAAAACTTCATATATCTCTCCCAACGCTTTATGCTGAGCATATGAACCAGGCCCTGTGACTTTTAAATGCAACTTATGAAAGCTTGTTGCAGCATTCATTAATTCCTGAACTAACATTGCAGTCATCTCATCAACCCTATTAGGCCTTTGCAAAGAATTGCTGTTTTGTTTTTTCAATAATCTTTCCATTATTAATTATTTCTTTCAGCAGATTGCTGCTCTCTTTGCATTTGAATCATGTTTTCTATATCCCCTGCTATTAAAGCTGCTGTCTCATCAATTATAAGTTCAACAATGTCATCTTTAAACTCACAAAGAACATCTGCTGTTGATATTGTTGCTGTGTATGGATTTAAAACTCCAAGAAATTCAATAAGCCTGGGTTTTCTATAATATGTCAATACCGGCTCTACAATTGTAAAGTCTCTTCTATAAATCCTGATTGTATTACCAATCAATGTACAGAATGTTTCACCCCATTCAAAGTCTGGTCTTTTCAACTCATCCCTATAAATAAGCTCAACATTAGCTTCTTCAGCTAAATAAACAGTCATAGACCGTGCATCAGAACAACAGTCATTAGTAGCCTTTGTACTAACTCTTTTATATTCAAGATATGTGTCTACAGGAAAATTATCTGTTTCAAGATATCTATCTGTTTCCACACCTGTTAAATCTAACTCTTCTAACAATATTTGCAGGTCATCAACTCTTCTTTTAGATAGCTCATCACCTTCTTTATAGATGTTATTACCATGAAGCTGTCTTCTGGCCCATTCTATTTGCGCTTTATTAAAGGCTTCCAGAATTTGCCAGTTTTCTATATTGTCAAAATCATTGCTTGACAATTTATTCAGCCTTTGTTTTAGCTTTATCTGTAAAGTTTCATTTAACATTCTTCAATATTTAAGAATTCCAATACTGTTCTACTTTGCCTTTTATATGAGCTAAAGAATCTTCATTTTCCGGGTTTTTTAAAAATGCCACTACTTCTGTAGGAGACTTCCCTAATTTTACCGCTGTGTCTAAAGTCTCTATCCAGCCATTTTGCTTTCTTGTTATAAACCTATAGTATAAAGCATCTTTAACCAATGCAGAAATTTTTAAATCCTTCATTGTCATTTTAGATGTTGACAAAAACTTCTCTGCGGCTTTTTTCTTATTTCTTTCAGTTCCCTCACCATTAATAAATAAATCCATGTTTTCATAGATTACATCATTAGATGTTGATTTAGTATATTGAGTGCTTTCTACATCTACACATTTAGCTACATACATTAGCTTTGTAACATTCTTATTGTACATGCTTTCTAATTGAGATAAAGCCTTGTTTCTTATTTTTGAATATTCAGTACGGGTACTAATTGATTCTTCTAGCTGATCTAAATAAAATTTATATTTATTATTAGAGTGTTTAGCTTTTTTTAAAGATTTAGCTACTATAGAAAACCCGCCAGCGTTAATAGCATAAATTTTGATTAAGTCATATGGGTCTTTTACAGGATCAAGATACACAGGGTCATTACCACATCTTAATTCTATTCTTGACCAAAATTTATCATTATCAGGTCTAAGCAAAGAAACTTTATTCCAAAATTCTTTATCTTCAAGATCAATAACATTAGCTGCTAATTCTTGCTCAAGTTGTGCTACAACTCTTCTTATTTCTTTTATTTTTATTTCTTTTTCTCCAGGAGGTAATAATTTAACCTCTGGAGCAAATTCATTAAGTCCTGTCACATATCTTTTTACACCATTCATTTCTAAACATGCTAAACTTTCCTGGTGCCAGACACCGTCATGTAAAGCCATCCCATAATTTTGCAATCCCATATTATCTTTATCAGGATTAAAATATGGCTTAATAGCAACGGTTGTATCTTTACCTTGTTGATACTTTTCTACAATTGTGTAATCACTCATTTTTGTTGGTTTTTTATTTATTAATTATACTACTACCATTAAAACACCTACAGCATGGTATAAATCACCTGCAACTAATCCTCCTGCTAAAGCGGCATTATTATCTGCAAATTCTTTAAGTTCTTTACCCGCTCCTTTAGATGCTACTAACTTAGAAACTGAAGAGTTTGTAAGTTCAGTTACTTTTGTAAACGGAGCTTTTTTATAAATAGACATATCTTTTATTTTAAAATCAAAAAATGGGAGAGGTGTTAGCCCCTCCCTTAAAGTATACTGTTAGAATGAGCCTCCTGTTACAGGATTCCTCATAACAATTTTCAAAACTTTAGTTGGATCTTTCACCCAAATCGCTGGCATAGTCTGAGTCATAAATACTCTATAGCCGTTGAAGTTTCCGGTAGATGCAAATCCTTGAGTTCTTCCCATATAGTCCATAGTACCATTTTGATAAAACCATTTTAATTGGTTATCCCAGTTAAGTTTCAGCAAGAAAATGTTATCATTGCCTTCATCAGTAACATCAAAAATGACAAAGCTAAATGAACTTAGAGGTCTTCCATCAATAAGAGGATTCTCAATATCATTTGTATGGAGGTTATCAAATGCAGGGTTGAGAACAAACTTAACATTTGCTAAGAAAGGAATTGTAAAGCTTGTATATGCAAATCCAAAGTCAAGATCCATACCTTTTCCAGATACAGCTCCAATTTCAGTGGCATTTTGTACAAGACCTGAACCATAAACTTCATCAGCAATAGCTTTGTTAATCAGCTGCATACCACCAATACCGGTTTGTACAATAAGCTGTCTTTGTGGATCCGGGCCTTTAAACTCAACTTTACCTTGGTAGAAATTATAAAGTTCAGATTTGAACATGTCAAGGTTAAAAGTAGATTTGTTATAAACTCTTTTAAATGAGTTGTCAAGCTGTGACCAAAGACCTACAGAAAGTCTGATATCATCAGGACCATCTTGCTTAATTCTACCACCTTTACCCCACATGAGGTAAGTTTCAATATCATTAGCAATTTTAGAAAGGTGAGCAGCTTCAAGGTTTGTTAAGAAAGTTCTTGATAAAGAACCGTCTTCAAAAGCTTGTCTTGCTCCTGCTTTGCCCATCCCTTGAACAAGATCTTCAATAGAAGAAACAGAAGGGTTTCCCTGGTCTTGATTAAAGTTTCTCCAAATTTCTGTTACTGGTACTGTGCCATCGGCATTAAGACCACCTTTAATCATAAGGTCAGCACGGCTAGAAATAGAATAATGAACATGAGCTTCAGCACCACCTACATAGTTGTAGAATTCTCTAAAGCCTGAACCTGTTTCAATGTCTGAGAATCTTTCACCGTATTCTCCTCTGGCAGAACCTTTGCGGAAGAATTTAGTTCCAGATGCTAGATAAGCATTGTCTAATGTAGCAGAACTGTCATTGTTTACAAGCTGGACTGTATAAATAGACCCATCACCTGCGGGGATAATATCATCAGCAGTAATATAAAGCTCAAGGCCATTATATTTATCATACGTAATGATGTCACCATGCCCAAATGTTCTTTTAGACAATTTAATTTGAAATGTTTGACCGTCAATACCTTTTGTAGTATTACCTGGTTCAATGTCACCTACAATGTATGGTAGGTCTTGCGCAATAGGAGTTTGCCACTTATACTCACCTCTGGCGTTGTCTACAAAAATTGTATTCTTACCACCAAAAGAAGCCATTTGATACAAAGGCATTTCTACTTTTTGTGTCATAGCCCAAATGTCTACAGGTCCCATATCCATAGGTTCTGTGTTTCCTAACATTTGTGTTAAGTGATATGAATCAACATGTGAACTCGCTTTATAGCTTGTATCTCTAAGGAAAATTCCATTGTTTAATACTGGAGTTGCCATAATTAATTATTGATTGAATTTAATAAATGTTTAAAATCTTTTAAATATATTGTTAGATCTAGGGATCTTTCTTTTTCTTGATACTCTATTGTTTTCTTCCTCTGCTTTTTGAATACCCAAAGAAGATCCAGTATTATTTGATTGTTCTGTTTTAAGTTTTCTCACTGTTTTCTCCACTGATTGTTGTGCTCCTTTTTCCATAATCTTAGATTTATATCCAGCAGGATCTGAAAGCAACCATAAAGCTTCTGCAATTATAGTATAATTTGGTTCAACAAATTGATATTTTTCAAGCAAATGACCTAACAGGTTAGTGTTTTTACCACTTACGGATGGAAAGCTTGGAGATACCAATCCATTATAAAGCATAGATTGAGTCTTTTTATTTAGCCTAATGTCTCCTAAATTTCCATCTTTTAATGTATGATATACATTAGACATATATTGTTTTGATGCATTTTCTTGTTGCTGCTGTCTCATTTGCTGTTCTTCAAGTTTTCTTGCAACAACTTTTTCCTGCATCTTATCTAACTTAGGTTTAAATTTAGCAGCTTGCTGTTCAAGCTTTCCTAAGTCTTTCCATATTTCTATCTCTTCTTCTATCTCTTCTATAGTCCCATATCCTGTAGATTGCAAATAATCACTAATTATAACATGCTGATCTTTTTCATTTTTTATATCTAAAGATCTGGTTTCTTCTACAGCGGCTAATGTCTGAAACAATCCTTTCATGTCTTCACCTCCTTCTGCTACATATCTTGCAGCTATTTGAAGTTCTTGAGGTAAGCTTTCAAAAAACTGCTTAGGGGTTTCTCTTCTAACCTTATTAGCAACTTCTTCAAAATTTGCTTCTATTAATTCCTCCCAATCTTTAGCAGTATAATCATCTAGTGATTTATTATCATCAAAAGGAACTATCTTGTCTTTTTCTATAAGTTTTTGAAAAATATATGATGTACTTTTTCTATTTACCGGAGATTGAAAATCTTCTTCTCTTTCTTCATCAATATTATCTAATAACTCATTTGCTTCTTCTTTTGGCTGTTCTTCTACAGGTTCTTCTACAGACTCCTCTTTCACTTCTTTTGATAAGTTATCAGGTTCTGTAAAAGACATATCAGCACTTTCCTTTTGCTTAAAGATGTTTTGTTTTTGAGGCTCACTTTCCGGCAAGGTTATTCCTTCAGCAGAAGGTGCTCCGTTAAAAATTTCATCTATGTCAATGTTTACTGTTTCTGTTTTAGTCTCAATTTTTTCTGTTACTTCACTCATTGTTGTTGGTTTTTGTTATTTATAATGTTAATATACGCAATATTTATACTTGAAACTTTCTAAGGTTTATATTAAATTTATTAATCTTTGCAGTATATAGCTACTTTTTTTACCCTTTATTATATTAAGCAGATAAAGGAGAAAAATAACCTTCCTACCAAGAATAGATTTAAGAATCCCCAATACCTGCTTTATTGTACTACACTTATGATTAAAGCTGTTGTTAAACCCAGTGTTAAAACTCCTCCACCTACAAGACTAATAACAGTATTACGTCTACCAATTTTAGCTTTTTTTTGATATGTTTTAACAAGACCTTCATTTACCTCAACTAAATTTTTATACTCACTTTCTGAAGTTTTTAGATTTTCTATTTGTTTACTTTTATTAAATATCAACATGTCCTGTGTTTCTATATATTCCATTTGAGTATTTGTCAATATAACACAGGAGTCTTTAAAAGAAAGATATTCAATCTCTAATTTCTTTAGAACCTCAAAACTATCCAGTTGAGATGCTATTCTTATAAGCACATCTCTTTCAATCAGAACTTTATCCTCCTGACAGTCTGCGGATAAGGGCAGCATCAGAGCTATCCCTATAATTACTAATAATATATGTTTCATTTAATCTTTTTATTTCTCTGTTAATCTTATCTAAGCTTTTCTTATTATCCGGCATTTGGTATTTCAAAGAATCCATTTTTCTATAAAGGAGTGTATTTTCTCCACTCAGGGAATCAAATTCAGACTTAAGTGTATTTATAGATTCTTCTATTTGGTCTTTAATCTTATTATAGTCCACTACCGTTGGTGATGGCGGTTTTCTAAATACTATTACTAAGAATAATATCAGTATAAAAGCTGATTGCACAATGAATATAATATGTGTAGCCGTTAACTTCATTTATCTTTTTTCTTCTTTTTTGCTTCTACGTCATATTTATTTTTATTCTCTCTGGCTATCTCTAGGTTTTTATTTGCTACATCCTTTTGTGTTTGAAGCCTTTCTCTTTCAATTTCAATCTTTTGTTTATCTATAGAATTTTTATTAATGTTTTGCTCTCTTTTCATATCCATCTGCTCTCTATATTTTGTAGTTTCACGGATATCTTTCATTGCATCCATATAGTCAGATTGTTTATTTTCATTTATGTCTTGCATTGCTCCATAACCTGCGGCTCTAATTTCTGCAACAGTTATATCTTTTTGTCTTTCTTTATCATTTTCCTGAGCTTCAAACTGCAATTTCATTTGCTCCTCCTGCATCTTAGCTTGTATTTGCTCTTGTTGCATTTGTTGTTGTTGTTGCATTTCTTGTTGTCTCTGAGCTTGCTGTTTAGTTTCTGCGTCTTTTAATATATCTGTAACCTCAGCAATAGAATCTGCTTTTATAATATTTCCTAAATCATATATAGATGCTCCGGATGTATTGTTTGTCATTGACAACTGTTTAAGCTGATCTAAAATTGACCTATGATTTGTTCTTGTTGTAGCAAAAACATTAAAATCCCTAAGAAGAAGATCTGTGCCATTAATTATAAAATTAACATTTTCTGCTTCTGTTGTAGTGTAGGATAATCTTACACTGGGGTTTGTACTGTGATAAAACTGAGCCAGGTCTGTTCTCATTTGGTGTATCCTTGGCATTAGATTATCTGAATGCTGAGTGAAGTATATTTCTGTTTGTGCATAAGATTGATTAAGAGCCTGAGTAACACCAGTGGCTGTTTGTTGACCTATTGGAGCTCCTAATCTTTGTGGGTTTACTCCTATTGCTTCAAATGCTTGCTGTTTAAAATAATTAGCAAGCTGTATTCTAGACATCAATCTTTGAGATTGCTCCATGTTTAAAACTTGATAATGATTAAAATTAGTGGCATTTTCTGTGTTTGTAATAGATGTATCTAAAGGAAGCATTTGAAAATCTTTCATTGCCACATATGCTTTTGCATAATTTCCTTTCCCCCAATCTTCACCCATTGAATGTCTTGGTAAAGCATTTTGGTCAAACATAATTACTGTTCCTAGCTCATCAATAAGTATATCTGCAATCTGATTATTGACTAAATTATATCCAACCTGATATGCCTTCATTAAATCTACAAGAGCAACTGACTTTGTGTTTCTATCAGAAAACACTCTTCCTTCCACAGGAAGCTTACAGCCATATAGAGTTTTAGAACCTTTAAATTGAAACGGCACCCTACCTGGCTTCTTTCTATTAACACCTAAGTAAATAGGATTAATATTATTACCCATATTAGACCTCCAGTTTGCTGGTAGGTTTGGCCCAATTTTTACTCCTCCACATACTTCATTTATCCATATCCAATCTATATGTTCTCCCTGAAGTAAATTCTCTTTTGTTTTATTTCTAAATATAGATGTATCATAAATAGGTTTTTCTGTAACTCTATAACTTTCATCTATTATTTCCTGGATTACTTCTCCATCTTCTTTCACTCTTGTTAGATGACCTATTTTTCTTTGAGTTTTCCAATAACATGTGGCTACTCTCATTAAGTCTCCTTCTCCCCAAAGTTTTAGATCATCACTTTCATTTAAAATTGCAGAGACAATATCTCCTCCTTTAGCTGGATCATTAGACCAATTGCTAACAAATCTTCTGTAAGCAAGACCTGGCATATTTGTATTCCATTCATGAGATTTACTAGCATCATAATATGAACCATCGTTTTGGTATCCATTAACTTGATACAGAGCAGATTTTGCAGGATATATTTTTTGTAGTGATTCTAACTGATCCTGATTCATTAAATATCCATATCTATCTATGACATCTGATGAGGTCATAAGATCTAGCTTCCCTACAAAGTTTGAGTCTGATATATATCTTGTGTCCGGAGATTTCTGGTAAAATGTTAATACTGGATTCCAGAGCTCCAGGTCATAATCATCTTCAAGCATTCTAAAGTGCCAAAACTCCCTGTCTGTAATTAGCATATCACGGAAAGCTCTTTCTTCAATCTCTTGCATTTTAAATCTTTCATCATCAACATTTAATTGATGTGAAGCCCATTCTTCTGTTAATGATCTATAGTCTTTAGAAAAGAAATCTTCAATTTCAGGTAAGCTTTTTATGGCTTCAGGATTTAATTGTTGCTGCGCTTCTTCACTACTTGGGTCCATTCCCATCTCTATCATTTTCATGATAAGCTTTTTTTCAGCATCAGCAAGAAGGTTTTCTTCAACCATTGCTCTTTTCTGCTCAAGCATCTCATTATATGAGAGGTCATCAACAGCTCTGAATTGCACTTTAGAGAACCTTTTAGAAAATTCACCTGACAGAACATTAATAACATTTGGTATGATGGGATAAAACTTTAGCTCCAAAGCAGACTCATCTTCTTTTGTGAGAATATCTACAAGATCTCTCATGTCATTGTCTTCCTCTATAATATAGTCTGTTTTATCTATAATGCCTTTTGCAAGTTTGTAGTTTTTTAGCAATCTTCTGGAATTTAACCTTATAAATTCTAATCCCTGGAGTTCAAGCCAATCCATATTCCATGCATACCAATCATCATCTTTCTTTTTCTTTGGCAAAAACTGCAATGGCTGCGTAAGGCTTGAAGAGGTAGGATACCCTTCTGCCTTTGCTCCTTTCTTTATCTGTAATGCGTTAAATACTCTCATTATTTAAGATTTTTAAAAGCTGACTTTTTAAACTTCTTCCCATTTACAACTTTATTTTTCCCTATATTTCTAAATGGGCTGTATTTTAATTTATATAAATTTTTTGAATTGTCAAACTTATTGTCTAATTCACTTTCTTTTCTTTTTGAAAAACCCCTGTTTGATTGCTGTACTTTAGCAAATGCTATTAGTGATGCAAAAGCCACAAGTCTATCTACGTTTACCCCTGGTTGATATGCTATCATTTCTTTTAATAACATGGGATCAGGAATTCTTTCTATTCCTAAAGTAGAGCCAATAGTATTACCTTCTTCATCAAACTCTTCATCTATCTCTTCTCTTAAAAACTCTATAGCATAAGATATCAAGTGGTTTTTAAATAGAACCCCAGTATTTTTCCATCCATAATCTGAGAATACACTTTTATTTGAACCTAAATCTTTTAAAAATAATATCTGATTCTTAGGAACAAGGTATCTTTGTTTCCTCTTGGCAATCATATACTGTATAAATAAAGATATATTATTCTCTACAACAGTCCATGCGTTATACCATTCTATTATTAACTCAAGTTGTTTATGTGTTTTATTAATATCATCATATCTCCCACACCAGGCTGCAACAATTTTATCTTGTTCTATAATATGATCCACTCCTTCTATGGTTTCTCTAATAACTTCTACAGGGTTCTTATATACAAAGATACTACATAAAGAATCAGAAGTTGTAGTTTTTCCTTCAGAAACAGGGTCAATACCCGCATAATACATTCCAAACCCCGGATTTTTTATTGGTCTTTCCCAAACTACAAGACATCCAGACTTATCCTGGAGCTTTCTGTTTATAGGGAAAGTGCTTATAGGAATCTTTTTAGATCTTTTTGCCTGAATGCCATCTTGGGTTCTATCCAGCTCAATATGTTCATAACTATATTCCTTTTTTAATTGCCTGGATATTATTCCCTGAGGAAAGATGCTTTCTTTTCTATACGCAAAAGCTTCAGCAATGTTTGTTGGCTTTTGAGAAATTCTTAATTGATACTGTTCTGGCTTTAAGTCTATTTTCCATTGTGCTCTTTCTTTATATATAGCGTCTAATGCTTTTTGAATTAAAGAGTTTCCATAATCATCTATAAATGGAGGCATGGACCACTGCTCAGGAATAAATAATCCAGCTATACCTATTCTGCCATCTTCATCTATTAAATCTGTCTCAACACCTCTTATACCATTTGCTTTAGGATGTAGAATCATTTCCTTTAGGGGCTGACATTGATCTAGGTCACCTACAGAGCCTGCCGCTATAAACATACCTGTTGTCATCATACCGGATGACATTGCAGGACGCAGGTACTCATATGTCTTATCCATCTTAGGAGCAATGCCTGCTTCCTCATGAAAAAAGTATGTTGTAGGTCCACCTACTCCTGTAGTGGGGTTTTTTTCAAAAGACGCACCTTGTATTTTTGATTTTAATCCTTTATTTGTTTTTCTATTACCTATCCTTACTTCAATCTGTTGCTGCCATAACAAAACCTTTTCTGGATTACTTGGTCTATACCATGCAGTGTGTTCATTTAGGAAATCTCTATATTCTTCTAAGAACTTCCAGGAACCTTTATCATTAATATAATCTTTTAGAGAAGCACCTATCTTACAAACAGAACCTTCTTCAAACCAATATTGATTTAAAAGCTTTGCCATATGAAAATAGGAAGAAGCTATCTGCCTTTTCTTTAAAATGGCTGCGTGTTCATTATTTAACTCTGCAAGCAATTCATATAAAGCCATATGGTATTGGGCATCTCTGACTTTAGCAAAACCATACTTTTTTTCTTCCTTGTCATAAATAGGAAGGAAGTTTAGCCACATATAATAATCCCTGGTGATAAACCAGGATTTATCTTTATTTATATAAAGCACCCCTTTCCTGCACTTATTCTTTTCTTCTTCCCAATACTTTATAAAGTCTTTGGATCTGAATGGGCTCTTGCAATAAAATTTCTGTTTATTAAAAGCCCTGGCTTGTTCATTAAACAAAAATGAGGTATCATCAAATTCGTAGTTACCAGGCTCTTTAAACAAACCTAAAATAAAAATGGCAAACTCTGATTCGTCACTAAATTCAGTAGTTTGCCAATTGCCATCCTTGTGTGTTGGTATACTAATCATCTTCAATTATTGCGTGTATATCTTTTTCATCAATAAGAAAGTGGTCTTCTCCTTCATGCTCCATTTCTATAATCTGTATATGCTTTGCATATTTAACAAGGTCACCTTCTTCTACATTTGCTACATTCTTACCTTTTTTAACAACATACCCCATGTACTCTTTGTCTTGTGCTGTCTGAGGTATTAAGATTCCTGTTCCTTTAAAAAACTTTGGTGCTTCTTTTTCTTTCAGTAGTACCTTACTGCCTAATGGTCTAATTTTCATAGTATTTGTTTTTATAATTGATCATATGCTAATCCCTGCCCACCCCTTACAACACTTTGCTGCTCTTTTTTCATATCATTAAATGCACCTTTGTAAGAGTTTCTGATATTTTCAAATTTAGACGCTGCATTTATAAGAGCGTTTATATTCCCATCTCTTCCATGCTCTATAGGTGTTGTCTCCATGTATTTTGCCAGCTTATCCATCATTCCTTTTATTCCTTTATATGCTCTATAGGTAGGAGTTTGATAAAGCTTTTCACATTTATATAATGCTTCCTGGATAAGCTCATCTTCTGTAGATTCTTCCATGTTTATCTCTTCAAGAATCAAATCTTCTTTTTCATGCTCCCTTAAATTAAAAAATGGATTCATATCCGGGTTTGGACAGGTCATATAAAACAGATACTGATATATATTTAAATATGTATCAGGGAATGCCTCCATGATATCTTTAAGAAACTTCAATGTATAACAATGTTCTGTAGGTACAACTTTCTCGTTCTGTATATCAAATAATTTAATTATCATGGTCTTTGGTCTTTAATCCACATTATTAAGTTGGTAACCTCTTCTTTTAAATATGGAAGATTATACATTTTTATTTCTTTAATCACAGGATCTCCATTTACATACTTTGTTACCGGGTATCCATACTCATCCTGACTTTCTGATTCAAATTTTACATGTTGTATTTTTAATGCTCCAACTTTCAATTTAGGATTATGCTTTTTAATTATATAAGCATATATACTCATTTGTAAATTATAATGGTTTAGATTACAATCATCTAAATGATTTACCGGGATATACATCTTAGAAGATATTCCTTCCCAGTTTACAAAACTCTTTTCTTTAATCTCTTTATTGGTCTTGTAGTCTGTAATGTTTATCTTTCCATTAACAATTTCTACAAGGTCTGCTTGCCCACACAATCCAGCAGACTTCAAATAAACAAAATGTTCAGGATATACACCATCTATCAGCTTTTGTTTAGGAGCTTGTTTTATACCATCTTCAATTATAGGTTTAATAATTGGTAGGTTAACACCTTCTCTTTCAATAGTTTTAAAATCTAAAATATCTGTTTCTCTTTGATTGTGATACCAGTTTCCCAGGTCTATAGCTCTTTGTGTTTCTCCCTCCCAAATGTTCATTACCACCTGAGGATCTAAACCATACCATTTAGAACCTTTTTTTTTTGAGCATTTTTTTGCCACCCCTTTTTTGTCAAAAGAAGATTTAAGCTTAGATATAAAAGATGTAACAGATGTCCAGATGATACCATCCTGGCTTTCATACTTGTGACCCTTTTCTATAAATATTAATCCCATTAATCTTTATTTTCAGTTGTTAACTCTATCATAAGCTTATCCTCTAAATCTTCATCCATTAAAGCTCCCCACTTTCCTAAAGGACAGTCAGAAGACAAGGATCTTGTTTTTAGAGATAGAGCGCAACCACATTCACCACAGCAGGGTTGTGTTCCGGAAGCCATGCATTTAGAACCTTTGACATCCAAACTTGGACATTGCTTACACTTTGCCCATCTCTTTGCAGCCTCTGCCTCCACATGCTCCTTCTTAAATATCCTATTCTTAATACCCTCAAGAATCTGCCTCCTGCTCTTGAAAGCTCCTAAATATTTATTTAGATCCATTTTTAAACTTTTTCTTTTCTTCTAATATTTTATTCATATCCCCTAAAGCTCTCTCAAAAAGTTCTATCCTCTCCTGAATTACCACGCTTTGCTCATAACCATAATATGTTCTCTTCTTTAAATTTCCCAGTATATCTTTTTGCCTGGTTATGTTTTGCTCCAACTTCCTCCTCCTTAAATCAAAAGTCCCTAAGTTATGTAAATACACCTTAGGGTAAACTAAATCTGATAATGACTGCCTGACCTTGTCATAGTAAAATCCTATAAAGGCATCTACCACATCTTCATGAACACCTAATTCCTTTGCTATACCCTCTTTATACTTGCTGGACTTCTGTGGATTCATTCTCCCAATACTTTTATATCTAAAAATATAATACCATCTATCTGAATGTTTAAATCTTCAGATATATAAACCCTCTTCTTTCTGGCATCACCATTCTTTATTATTAACGTCTTTTTCTCTGCTTTTGTTATAGCATTCCTGGCCGACTGCTTAGTTCTATACACACTTTTAACAGATAATTGCTGACACAGCTCGTTTATCTCTATGCCATTATTTTTGGATAGCTCTGTTAACAGCTCAAGTTCAGTAGTGCTAATCTTGATGTTTTTAAAAAAACAATATGTTAAGATCTGATACTTTATAACTTTGTCTCTTGTTGACCTAACCTTCTTGTCTACCTTACTTACTTTTGTCATGTTTTAAATTTTAAAAAGAGAAGGGGGTAATTTAATTTAGCCATAAAATAAATATATCAACCCATTATTAAATAATAAAATTAAGTAAAAATAGTTTCTCCCCTTCTCTATATCTTAAAGGTAGGCAGGCTTTCAGAATTATCAAGTCCCAAACACTTTGTTTAAAAATAATTGCCTAACCTACCTTATAAACTCATGATTACATCCACCAGACCAGGGTCCGGGAAACAATCATATTTATCTTTCCTGACATTTGTGTGTGTCAGCAACCCTTCAACCTTACCATAATAAGC